TAGTAAATTAGATGATCCTTCTCAAGGTTTAATGGATAATGTAAAGGACATTTTAGAGAATTATGATACTATTAGTGATCTTATTACGGCTAGTGCAGGTGCACAAACTGACGGTATTAAAGCTGCAGCTAAAGGAGAAAAAGATTTACTTAAAGGACGTATTGATAACTTAGGACTCTTAATATCTAAAAATGGTGATCTAGAAGCGCAACAACGACTGGTTGCTAAAGTACAAAATGAGATAATGGATATGGAATTAACTCATGCTGAACAAATGATGATAGCAGATATGGCTAACTTCGACTTACAAGAAAAAAATATAGAAAAAAATCTTAGAAAAACTTTAGCAGGTATGGGCGCAGAAGGAGCAGCAGCAGAGAGACTCTTTAAAGATAAACTTGAGCAGTTAGCTTATGAATTAAGTGCTAGAAAAAAATTAAAAGAGCTAATACTAGGAATAACTAATGATATTAATGGTGGACTAGCTAACGCTATTCAAAAAGTTTTTGAAAATATATCAACTAGAGGTGCTTCTTTAACAGATGGTATTAAAGAAATAGGATTAGGAATGTATGAAGATATACGTAAAACTATTGTTGATCAGACTATTGTTACTCCTGCTCAAGATATGATGAAGGGTTTTATAGGTAATCTTACTGGATTTGACCTTGACAAAAAAGGCATTGATGACGTTGAGCTGGTAGGGAAAAAAGTGCCTGTTACTTTAGACGGAGCAGAAGAAGGCCCTATTACCAAAGTAAAAAGAGAGATGGAAGAAAAAGGTGAAAGCTTCTTTACTGGCTTTAAAGAAAAAGCTAAAGGAGCATTTGAAACTATACAAAGTAGTCTTGGTGAATTTGGCAGCAAAGCTATGGAGACATTTAGAGGTTTAGGTAGCAGTCTTAAGGATTTATTTACTGGAGAAGGCGGTATTATGAAGAGCTTATCAGGATTCATGCAGGGTATAACTGGTAACGGTGGAGAAGGTGTTGGATCTACTCTGTTTAATCTGGGTAAAACAGCTCTTAGTTTTTTTGGGCCTGCTGCTGCGGCTACCGGAGGACTAGTCGGTATGACAGGTGTTAGAAATATGGCGGCTGGTGGACAAGTAAATGCACTTCGTGACCGTGTACCCGCCATGTTAGAACCTGGAGAATTTGTAATTCGTAAACCTGCTGCTAAATCTATAGGTAATCGTGCACTGGGTCAAATGAACGCTACTGGGTCTGCTGGTATGGGTAATGTACAATTTAATATTGTTAATGAGGGCTCACCTAAATCTGCCGAACAGCAAGGACCCCCTAAATTTGATGCTGATAAGATCGTAGTTGAGGTTGTAATGAGAGACTTACAAAGCAACGGACCTATTAGAAATGCTATGAGAAATGGATAAGATATGACTATTGCTACCTACCCTGATGACGCACAAGCTCCTATAACAGCTTTTTCTGTTGTAGCTACTAGTACTTTTAATAACACTGGAACAACTAGAGTAACTTTTAACTTACCTAGTACTGTTACTAGTAAAGGAGAAGTGACAGCTTTTGATGATGGTGTTTTACAATCCACTATTACCTATAGTTTATCTAATGCAGGACAAACCATAACATTTGCAGATGCTCCTAATGCTACTCAATTAGTTGTAAAAACTATAACATTACCTGAAAGATATAGATTAACTAGAAGTTTTCCTGAAGTAGTAGCAGCAGATTTTAGTAACACAGCTCCCACAGTAATTAATGGTAATAACTATATTATAAATGGAGTTACTGAGTCTTTTTCTTTTCCCGCAAGCGTTAATGTAGTTAGTACTAGTGATTTTATAGTATATGCTTCTGGTGTTTTTCAACAACCAACTGCTTACACATATCCTTCTGTTAATTTAGGGTATCAAGGTATAGATATAGGTGATAATGCATCTGTAAACTTATTAACTAATTTTGCAGGTAATTTAACAGACTTAAGTCCTAAAGAACATACAGTGCAAATAAATACTGGCTCTGCTAGTTTTAGCGGTTCTAATGTAGTGCTAGATGGTTCTAAATTTATAGCTGTAATAGGTTCCGGTAATGATTTTAATGCAGGAGAAGAAAAATCATTTACTTTTGACACTATTATAACTCCTGATTCAGGAACTAGTATGAGTTCTAATCAAACTGTAATAGCTCGTAAAAATAGTTCTACAAACTACTATGCTCTACGTACTGTAGGATCAAATTCTAATGTAGGTTTTATAATAAATAAAGCAAATACTATAACAGAAATATATGGTGGTAATTGTAATGGAGGTACCTCATATAGTGTTGCACTATCTTATGATAAAACTACTGCTAATTTACGCTTATATGTTCAAGGTAAATTAGTTAAACATGTAAACTATAATCCTGCAGTAGCTACTTTTCCTGGCGGTTCGTTAATTATAGGTGCTAATGATTCTGTAGCTGGTGGATCTGTTACTAGTAGGCAGAGATTTAAAGGTAAAATTGAGTATATACGTATGTCAGATGGTGCTAGATATAGAACAGCTACTATAAACTCATTACCTACTACTGCTACAGTAATAGGTGGAGCACCTTTAGGGGCTATATATTCTGACGATACGTTATCTGTTAGAGTATTTGATTCTAGTGTTACTGTAGGTGATAGATTTAATTCTATGGCGGATAGAAAACCTGATTCAGGATTTTCAACTAGTAAGAAATTTGAAGTAAGTACCTTTAAGTCTCAAGCAGGCTATGAAAAAAGAAGATTAAAATCTAGAAGAGGTCTTAGAGCTTATGACTTACAATATACTAATATATCAGGAATAGAAAGAACTGCAATTGAGAACTTTTATAATGCCCGAAGTGGAGAATTTGAATCTTTTAGTTTTGACTTGTCACATCTAAACGAGAGTGGTACAATTAGTACAAGATTTGACGGAGATTTACAAATAAGTCAAGTTTTATCAGCAGGTACTAGTTTAACAGAAAACTTTTTCACTGTTAGTTTTAAATTGCAAGAGACATATGATTAATGACTGCTAGAAATTATGACGTAATACTTACTGTAAATAATGCCACTGGGTTTGTTTCTGGCAACTCTGTTGTAGGCTCTACTAGTAAAACAGTAGCGTTAATTGCTAATGTTAACCAAACAACTAATGAGGTAAAAGTTAAATTAAATAACGTTTTACAAGAGTTTCATAATAGTGAAACAGTGACTTCAAGTGCCTCTATTGTAGGGGGTGCTAGACTTACTACCACCGTATTTACTCCTATCTTAACAATTAATACTATTAGCGCTGCAGTATCCGCTCGTACTGCAGGAACCTATGCTATTGGTGCGACTGACTATACTCATACTGGTAGCGGTATAGATGCAACTTTTTCTATAGTAGTTAATAGTTCTGGTGCAGCAGCAGTTACAGTTATTGCTGGTGGTGACAGATTCGTTATAGGAGATATTATTACTGTTGCTGATAATAAACTTGGAGGTGGAGGAGCTGCTGTCTTAACCTTTAAGGTTTCTAATATAGGGGGCATAGCAGGTACTAGTAAAACAATTACAGGCATAACAAGAGCTGATCCAGGTGTGGTAACAGCTAGTGCACACGGATTTAGTACAGGAAATCGTATTGCATTTTCAGGTGTAGTAGGTATGACACAAGTTAATGGAAATGTTTATACAATTACAGTTATAGATGAGGATAGTTTTATTATTTTTGTTAATACTTCTTCATTCACTGCATACTCAAGTGCAGGTACAGCAAGTTTTCATACTATTTTAACAGTTGCTAATACTATAGGAATAAATGCTGGCTACGTAGTTAACTCTCCAAATAGTAATGGTTATACAGGTACACAAACTGTTACGAGTGTAGATAGTACTACCCAGTTAACTGTATCTGATGCTCCAAATAGTATTCCTAATGGGACAATATTATTTATTGATTCAGGCAGTAGTTTAATAAGTGTACCTTTTGTTGCTAATATATTTATTTCCGCTCAACAAACTGCTGCAGCTACCCTATCTTCACAAGCTCCTAGTCCTTTTATAGCCGAAAAAAATGCTTTTACACAAAATCCTATAGTACGACTGTATGAAATATATTATCCTGGTGAGTGGTTTCCCGCAACTCCTGAAGGTAATCCCACAGAAGATGGTCAGGGTAGAGCTTGGCCTACTAATTTTCCTTTAAAGTTTGCAGATATAGCTGGTGACTTAATTTCTGATCTAAACTATAATGTAACTTATGATGGAGATTCATACATACCATTTCCTGTAGATGTATCGAGTATTAGTCAAGGTACTGATGGAAAAATTAATGAACTTACTTTGACAATATTCAATGTTGATAATATTATATCAGCATTGGTTGAAGATCCTTTTATTGTGGGTAATAATACATCTAATTCATGTGTTGCTAATGTTAATGGAGTACCTTGTCACGGTATTGACCCTAGAACCATTAACTTTACTCCTGCACAAGTAGGTAATGCTGGAGAAGTTGCTTTTGATACTTTAACTATAGCAAGAGCAAAAGGTTTAAACTATAGCTCTGCTATAGAAGGATTCTATGGGCAAGCTAATTCTTCTTTTACAAAATTCCAAACAGAGGCAGTTGCAGGAACTTGGAGAGAGCTTAAAAATGATTCTAGAGATTTACAAGGTGCTGTAGTTAATATTAAGACTACATTTGCCAATTTTTTAGATGTTTGGCCTGAGCATAGTTCTATTAAATATGTTTCAGGAAACGTGATTGAGGTATATAATAGTATGCCTTATAGAGTAGGAGATAAGATTCGTTCGTCAAAAGGCTCAACTTTTGCTACTATACAAACTATAGAAGAAAATAGATTTTTATTCTTATCTAATGGCTTAGAATCTAATACTTCTATAGGAGATTCTGTTTTTATTATAAATGATGATGTAGATACTGAATCATATATTGAAGATAGATTTAGAATAGATCAATTAGAATCTTTAGGTGATACTACTGCAGCTTTTGGTCTAGTAACTTGGCTTCAGTATTTTAAACAAGTAACTCCTAGACGTAAATATTATAAAAATACTTGTCAGTGGCAGTATAAAGGAGAAGAGTGTCAATATCCTGGACCAGGAGGTGGTACTATACCAGGTACTAGTCTTACTGCTAATAATAATCCTATTGGTGTAGATAATAAAACTGCTTCGGGACCTGAAGGAGATATATGCGGCAAAAATATTTTAGCTTGTACTATAAGAAATAACTCTATACATTTTGGAGGCTTCCCTGCAACAGGACGAACAATCCCCAAACAATAATATAAAAGGTTGTATACTTCCTTGGATGCATATTTTTGGTAGTTTAAGCGGCAATTTTTATCTGTGTTGTCATGCTGAGTTTGTACCTAATACTAAAATTATGGGTACATATAAGCAATCTTTAGATAGCATATGGAATAGTTTAGATTATAAACAAGTACGTCTTAATTTTTTAAAAAATAAAATACCTACTGAATGTGTACATGCTTGTTATGATAAAGAAAAACAAGGTAGTGGGAGTAATAGATTACAAGTAAATCAACGCTTTCAGAAATATGCTTATCTACAAGATAAAACTAATAGCGATGGTAGTGTAGATAATACTCCTACATATTTAGATATTAGATTTGGTAACTTGTGTAATTTTAAGTGTAGAATGTGCGGCCCTGCTGCTTCTACAAGCTGGTATAAAGATAGCAATGATCCTAAATGGTCTAAGACTCTAGATTATTTTACAGATAATGAGAATTTTTGGAAAGATGTACCTCAGTATATCCCTAATTTAGAAGAGGTATATTTTGCAGGAGGTGAACCTTTTATACAAGAAGGTCATTATAAAATGCTTAATATACTTATAGACTCAGGTTATGCAAAAAATATTCATGTTAGTTATAATACAAATCTAAGTTATTCTAAATTTAAAAAATATGATCTTACCCACTTATGGTCTAATTTTAAAAAAGTATCTATCTGGCCTAGTGTTGAAGGATATGGAAGCCGAGTAGAGTATTCTAGAAAAGGATTATCCTGGTCTAAGTTTGAAAAACATGCTATTTTGTTTAAAGAACATATACAAACAGTTAGTTCTGTTATAAATATTTATAGTATAACTTCTATGCCCGATCTTATATTGTGGTGTAAACGTAATGGCTTTGATTTTTATGGCTCAACTCAAATAGAACCTTCTTTTCAAAGAGTTACTTGTTTACCTAAAGAAGCTAAACAACAAGTTCTTAGTATATATAAAAAGTTTATTCAAGAGTATAAAACAATATTAACATCAAATGATTTAGAACAAATAAAAAATTGGCTGAGTTATATGACTAGTGTAGATGAAAGTAATTACTTACTTGAA